AAAGCTGAGAAGACTATGCGCAAGGGGTATAAGTATTGATACTTACTCAACAAGATCGTGACCTTCTGCGCGGCATTGTGCGGAAGGTTCACTTTGCCCATGTCGAGGCCAAGCATGGGAAAGCTTTTGTTACTGACCATGAATGTGACAAGCTGATTGATAGCCTTGGCCCAGAGATTGCCGAACGGATGATTAAGTTCGGCGTTGATAAAGGTCTTAGATGATCGAGTTTAAATACAAACCGGACGGTGATGTTCTTCGCAGCTTTATGAAGGACGACACGTTCTTTCGTGGCATTCGCGGTCCGGTTGGTAGCGGTAAGTCGGTGGGCTGCTGCGTTGAAGTCTTTCGCCGCGCCTTGCAGCAACAGAAAGCGCCCGATGGCAAGCGCAAAAGCCGATGGGCAATCATTCGTAACACCAACCCGCAGCTAAGAACCACGACGATTAAGACGTGGCTGGACTGGTTCCCTGAGAATGACTGGGGAAAGTTTACTTGGTCGGTGCCGTATACTCACCACATCAAGAAGGGCGACATTGACCTTGAGGTTATCTTCTTAGCCTTAGACCGTCCTGAAGATGTGAAGAAACTTCTATCACTGGAACTAACGGGCATCTGGATTAATGAAGCGCGAGAAATTCCTAAAAGTATTATCGATGCCTGCACGATGCGTGTTGGCCGTTATCCTTCTATGCGTGATGGCGGTCCTTCTTGGACTGGCGTTATTGCCGATACCAACGCGCCTGAGGAAGATCATTGGTGGCCCATTATGGCTGGCGAGGTTCCAATCCCAGATCATATTCCGCGTGAGCAAGCTAAGATGTTGGTTACGCCAGACAACTGGCGTTTCTTTACGCAGCCCGCTGGCATGGTCGAAGAGCGCAATCAGGAAGGCGAGATAGAGGGATACAAGCCTAATCCTGACGCTGAGAACCAGCGTAACATGATGAAGTCCTACTATCCCAACCTTATTCAAGGTAAGACGAAATCATGGATCGACGTATACGTGATGAACAGGCTGGGCCATGTTCAGGAGGGCAAGCCAGTGTATCCAATGTTTGCGCCGGACGCGCATATTGCCAAGGAAGAAATCCCGATAGCTGCGGGCCTTCCTGTGTATGTGGGCGTAGACTTTGGGCTGACACCAGCAGCAGCGATTGGTCAGAAGGTGCGTGGCCGCTGGTTGATCCAATCTGAGATCGTGGCCGTAGATATGGGCATAGTTAGGTTCGCTGAGGTGCTGAGAAATGAACTATCCTCACGCTTCTCTGCTTGTTCTGATGTGTATATCTATGGCGACCCGGCTGGTGACTTCCGCGCACAGACTGACGAATCAACTCCTTTTCAGATACTTCGCGGCGCTGGACTGCGTGCATTTCCTACGCACTCGAATTCGGTCGATCTTCGACTGGAGTCTGTCTCCTCTCAACTAATGAAAATGGTTGAGGGCAAGGCCGCGTTTATGATTGACCGCCGTTGCTCTATGCTGATCAAAGGCTTTGAAGGTGGGTATGCTTACAAGCGTATGGAGGTAAGCGGTGAACGCTACGCCGACAAGCCAGACAAGAATATGTTCAGCCACATCCACGACGCCTTGCAATACCTAATGCTTGGTGCTGGGGAAGGCCGAGCGCTGATGAATAGCCAGCAACCAGCCAAGCCTGTAGTGGCCAAACGCGACTTCGATGTATTTAACAAGAAGCCGCAGAGGGGTCAGCGCAGACAGGGGTTGTGGGCTAGACTCTGATTGTGCGTTGATATTCGATAGGCTTTGTGTTTCCAAAAACACAGCAGAAGGAGATAAGCTATGTGCAGACGTTGGTTCTCACGAGACGATGAAAAAGCAGCCGCTCAAGAAGCGGCAAGAGCACAGCGGCAGGCAGCAGAAGAAGCGCGTGCGCAAGCACAGTCAACTCGCGCTGACATCAAAGAAGAAGATGTTATGGCTGCTGTTGAAGGCCGCACACTTCGCAGCGGCACGCGCAGCACCCGTGGGGGTGTTGGTCGTCGCTCGCTGTTTGCGGCAGGCGCACAGAACGCAGGCTTCTTGGGTAGGTTTCGGTAATGGACAAAACGGCAAAGCAATACATCGAGCGGTATCAAAAGGCGAAAGCCTTCCGCGAAAACTGGGTTCCACTGTTCGAGGAATGCTACGAGTATGCTTTGCCTCAGCGTGAGTCCTTTTACTATGAAGAAGCTGGGCAGCGTCGAGATGATAAAATCTTTGACGAGACTGCGGTGGTTGGCGTCCAAGAGTTTGCCAGCCGCTTGCAGTCTGGCTTGGTGCCTAACTTTGCGCGCTGGGCTGACCTGACTTCTGGCAGTGAAGTGCCGCCAGATCAGCGTGACGCCATCGACAATGAGTTGGATGAAGTTACCGAATATGTCTTCGAGGTAATTCAGAACTCTAACTTTGCGCAGGAAGTGCACGAGTCCTTCATGGACTTGGCTGTTGGCACTGGCATTCTCTGCGTAGAGGAAGGTGACGCAATACAGCCTGTTGTGTTCACTGCCATCCCATTACCACATGTTGTGTTGGATACTGGCCCCGATGATCGCATCGACCATGTGTTCCGCGAGCGCAAGAAGGTTAAGTATGACCACCTTCCGCTGATGTATCCCAATGGTAACTTTGACCAGCGGGTGCAGGTGCAGATGGGCAAGAACCAAGAGACTACCGTGCTCGAGGTTGTTTGCCGTGACTACACTAAGAAGAACGAAGAAGCGTATTACCACTACGCTATCTGCATGAATACGCAGACCGTTCTTCACAAGAAAGAAATGAAGGGCTTGGGTTCTAACCCGTTCATTTGTTTCCGCTGGAGCAAATGCGCTGGTGAAGTCTACGGTCGTGGCCCGCTTATCAATGCACTGTCTGCAATTAAGACCACGAACCTAACGGTAGAACTAATCCTAGAGAATGCTCAGATGGCAATCTCTGGCATCTATCAGATGGAAGATGATGGTGTGATTAACCCTGACACGATTAACCTTGTGCCGGGTTCGATCATTCCAAAGGCAATGGGTTCTGCTGGCCTTCAGCCAATCCAAGCCGCTGGTAAGTTTGATGTAGCGCAGCTTGTTCTTAGCGACATGCGATTGAACATTAAGCGCGCACTATACAACGATATGCTTGGCAATCCAGACAAGACGCCTGCGACTGCGACGGAAGTTGCCGAGCGTATGGCAGACTTGTCTCGCCGTATTGGCTCTGCCTTTGGCCGCCTGCAAGCTGAGTTGGTGCAGCCTGTTCTTCAGCGTGTGATCTACATCCTGAAGAAGCAGGGGCGCATTGAAGTGCCTAGCGTCAACGGGCGTGAGGTTAAGGTTCGCTCTGTTTCTCCGCTGGCTCAAGCCCAAGCTAACCAAGACATTTCCAGCATTGCTCGGTTCTTGGAATTGGTTGGTGGTGCCTTTGGCCCAGAGATGATGCAGCTACTAATCGACAGTGAAGAAACCGCAGTCCACCTTGCTAAGAAATTTGGTGTGCCAGAACGCTTGATTCGCGACGCAGATCAGCGTAGACAAATAGCTGCATTAGCGCAGCAAATGGCACAGCAACAACAGCAAGGTATGATGCTTGACCAACAAGGTTAATATCGGGATTGACGGGCTTCAGCGTAAATCTGACTTAGATGTTCAGATCAGTCAGAACGTAGCCCAGATATTTTCTTCGCCTACTGGCAAAGAGGTTCTTCGCTATTTGCGTTCTATCACCATTGAGATGGTGCATGGACCTAATGTGACAACGGAGGAACTGCGCCACGTCGAGGGCCAGCGTTATATCGTTGGCCTGATCGAGCAGCGCATTGCTCATGCACACAGGAGCAAAGAATGAACGACTCGCTTATTTCACAGGATACAGCAGATCAGGGCGCTTCAGCATCCGCCCTTGATTCGACGGAAGCCACTTCGGAAGGTTCAATTCCTCCTCCCACAGACCGACCGGAGTGGCTACCGGAGAAATACAACAGCCCTGAAGACTTGGCCAAGGCATACAAAGAACTTGAGTCCAAGATCGGCAGCAAAGAAGAAACGATCCGCCAACAGTTGCTTGAAGAACTTCAGGCAGAAGCATACGGTGATCGTCCTGAAACTGCGGGTGACTATCAGCTTCCTAAGTCGATTGATCCTGATTCGACCATGGATAGCAAGCTGTTGCAGTGGTGGGCAGATCACGCATATGAAAATGGCTATAGCCAAGAAGAGTTTCAGCAGGGCATTGAGTTGTTTGCCGAAGCTATCGAAGGGCAGATGCCTGACTTAGAGGCTGAAGCTAAGAAGCTGGGCGACAATGCTAACGCACGCATTGAAGCTGCTAGCTTGTTCGCCAACAAGTTTTTCCCGCAAGAAGCTATCCCTGCTATTGAGCGTATGTGCGAAAGCGCAGAGGGCATCATTGCTCTTGAAGCAATCATGGAAGCAATGAAGGATGGCTCGTTCTCTGAGAACTCTTCTTCGGCAAGCAAGATTACAGAAGCCAGCTTGCAGGAAATGATGCAAGACCCACGCTATCACAACCCTGCGCAGCGTGATCCTAACTTCATTAAGCAAGTGGAAGAAGGCTTCCGTAAACTCTATGGCTAAGCCGCTGATTAAACATGGCGTGTTTGAACTTCACAAGATGGAGTCCAAGCACGCTTTGGATATTTATAAGAACCTAAGCGCAGAGAATGTCAGAGAGTTTCAGGTTCTTTATGAAGAAGACGCATTAACCAGTTTGTATGATGTGGTTAATGACGACCTGTCCCATGTGGTAACGATTCAGGGCAAGCCGCTATTTGCTATTGGCGCTTACGAGGGCGTGCTTTGGGCCATATTCTCAAGGGATATCAAAAAGCACTATCGTTCCGTGGTGCGCATGTCGCCTCGCCTGATTAACTTCTATCACAACTTCTACGACCAGTTAGATGTGATCGTGTGGGACGAGAATACATTCATGCACAACTGGCTTGTTCATCTTGGTTTTGAGCCACAGTTTATCGAAGAAGATAGCCGTGGAATGCGTCAGGTTCATTTTGTGCGTTGTAATTATTGGTATGATGATATTGATTCGAGGCCATCACGGCCCGTGATGCACTGAGAGGCCCGTAAGGACACCCTCGCTGAAGTGAAGTAACGGACACCCGTTAGACTGAAACTTCATCAAGGATAGCCCCAATGGCAAACACAATCGATCAAGCATTTATCAAGCAGTTTGAAACTGAAGTGCATCTGGCATACCAGCGCATGGGTTCGAAACTGCGTAACACCGTTCGCTCGAGTAACGTGACTGGCTCGGTAGCACGCTTCCAGAAAATTGGCGCAGGCACTGCCTCGACCAAAACTCGTAACGGCAACGTTTCGACCATGGAACTGGCGCACACCAACGTCGAAGCAACGATGGCCGACTACTATGCAGCCGAATACATCGACAAGCTGGACGAGTTGAAGATCAACATCAACGAGCGTCAGGCTGTTGCCACCTCGGCTGCTGCTGCTCTGGGTCGTCAGACCGACGCACTGATCGTTGCAGCTATGGACGCAGGCGCAAACGCAACTCAGATCGCAGACGTAACTGGCGCTCTGGTTAAAGCAGACTTGCTGACTCTGTTCGAAACCTTTGGTTCGGCAGACATTCCAGAAGATGGCCAGCGTTATATCGCTATGTCGCCTGCTGGTTTTGCTGACTTGTTCAACATCAACGAGTTTGCATCGAGCGACTATGTTGGCCCGCAGAACCTGCCCTTCGCTGGCGGCATGACCATGAAGGAATTCTTGGGCTTCAAAATCTTCTCGACCTCGGCAGTGGCTGGCGGCAAGAACTTTGCCTACCACACCACGGCAGTAGGCTTGGGTGTGAACGCTGACGTTCAGACCGAAGTTAACTACGTGCCTGAGAAAGTGGCGCACTTGGCCACCTCGATGATGTCGATGGGTGCGGTTGCTATTGATAGCAACGGCATCTACGAAGTCCTCGACAACAACTAATAGGAGCGGGGGGCTTCGGCCCCCCGAACCACAATGACAGCAGCAAACACGCCTATTAAGATTTGTTCTCGCGCATCGCTCCTAATTGGTGGCGATGCTATTCAGTCTTTTGACGATGGCTCCGCCGAGGCAAGTGTGTCGGCTGCAATGTATGAAGACATGGCGCGCAGCACGCTAACCAATACTCGCTGGCGCTTTGCTTCTGACCAAGCTGTTCTTAACCGACTGGCTGAGCAACCCACTGGTCGCTGGGACGCAGCATATCAGTTGCCTTCTGAGTGCATCATGGTTTCCGGTGTTACTGTGAACGAGATGCTCATTAAGTATGACACTTATGGGCGTAAGGTTTTCTGCAATGCTGTTGCTACGGATGAAGTCGTAGCTGATTATATTTTCCGCGCAGATGAATCTGACTGGCCTCCCTACTTCACCGTTGCGATGGAGTATGTGATGGCTGGAGTTTTAGCTATCTCTGTGGCGCGTGATTCGTCTCTGGCCCAGATGATGGAAGCCAAGGCTGAATACTATCTTCGCATTGCCCGGTCGCGTGACTCGCAAACGCAGACCACACGCAAACTCAACACATCGAGGTTTATCGCTGAAAGGCGCAGCTAATGCAGAAAGTTCGAGTTCCTATCAACAGCTTTCAGTATGGCGAAGTCAGTGATTCGATGGTGATGCGGACCGATACTCCGGTCTACACTCAGTCTGCTAGTCGTGTTGAAAACTTTATCATTACCCCGGAAGGTGCTTTGAAAAAGCGTCCGGGGTTAAAGCATGTCTACGACTACAACATTACCTATGATGCCAATGCGCCTGCGCAGTCTCACCTGTTTAAGTTCATTTTCGATTCTAACGAAGAGTATGTCATTTCGATTGAGCACCAAAAGCTGCGCGCATTCCAATTAGAAGCTGATGGTAGTGTAACGCTTGTTTCAACGCTAACTGCTGACGCTGATAGCAACCCACTTCCATTTGATGAAGACTATCTTCAGCAATACACAACGGCGCAATATGGCGACGTTATGTTTATCTGCCATCCTCTGATTGCCCCACGCATCCTTACTCGAACCGGGCTAACTAGCTTTGAGATCAGCACGTTTACCTTTGATCAGCGTGCAGATGGGCATGTAACCTATCAGCCCTATACTCGCTTCCAGCCGCAGGGTGTGACGCTTGACCCGTCTGCAACAACTGGCACTGGCATTACTCTGACTACCAGCGAAGACTATTGGGAGTCGGGCCACGTTGGAACGATTATTCGATATGGTGTGTCTGAGATTTTAATTACCAGCATTACTTCTGCCACTGTGGCTGTTGGCAATGTTGTTGATGAATTGAAGATTCGCCTATCTGTTCTTAACCCTCTGCGCACTATTGATGGTAGTTCTACTGTTGAAGTCACTCACATCGAGCATGGCTTTCAGGGCGGGGAAACTATTGTCATTGAGGAAGCCTCTGCGGTTGGCGGCATTAACGCTGGAAACCTGAATGGCACGCGCACTGTCGGCTCAATCATTGACGAGAATACTTACACCTTTACTGCGGGTGGCTCTGCATCAAGCGCAGAAGACGGTGGCGGCTACGTTAAAATTGTTACCCATGCGCCAACAACTGATTGGGATGAACAGTCTTGGTCTGGTGTTCGTGGCTATCCCGGTGCTGTTGTATTCCATGAAAACCGCTTGGTCTTTGCTGGCACGCTAGCTGAGCCTGATGGCATTTGGATGTCTAAGATTGGTAGCTTCTTTAACTTCTATGTTAAGGAAGGTGCTGACAACGAGGCTATCTCGCTGACTGCTGCAACGGGTGACGTGAATGAAATCCGCTATATGATTTCAAACCGTGACCTGCAAATCTTCAGCGCAAGCGGTGAGTTATATGTGCCAACATACTTGAACCAAGCAATCACTCCAACGAATGCGCAGATTAGAAAGCAGACGCCATTTGGCTGTGACTATGTGCAGCCCATTTCGATTGATGGCGCGACTGTGTTTGTTCAGGTTGGTGGCAAGATCGTGCGTGAGTATTTGTTTACTGATCGAGAAGATGCCTACACATCGACTGCTATCTCTACAATTGCCTCGCACCTAATTGACCAGCCTCGTTGCATGACGGTTGCGCACAGCGGGTTTAACCTGCCCGACTCGTTTGCCGTTATGACCTTTGCCAATGGCGAAGCTGCCGCGTTTTCTTCGAATCGCGCCGAGCAACGTGCAGGCTGGATGCGCATTACCACTGCTGGCAGCTTCTGTTCTGTTGTTGCAATCAAGGATCGCTTGTTTGCCAATATTTATGACGACTACGGCAAGCTACAGCTATGCGAGTTTACTGGCGATGTTGGTGTTGATCTGTATCTATACAAACCAATCTCCAGTGATCTGGTCGATGTAAGCGACCTGTATTCTTCTGGCCAGTTGGTTGATGTCATTGTGACTGATGGCACCCGCCAATCTTATGTTGGGCAATACACAGTAAACGCTAGCAGCCAAGTTGACCTTAGTGCTTACTCTGGTCTTGGCTTAACCCATGCCTATGTTGGCAAGGTGTTTACTTCTAAGATCATTACCAATCCCTTCGATGCTATCGCTGGCAATGGGCCGAGAACTGGTGAGGTTCGTGGCATTGCCAACGTGGTAGTCAACATGAAGGACACTTGGTCGCTAAGCGTCAACAATCGTAAGCTGGTTACTGATAGCGCATTCACTGGCAATAAAGAGTTTAGGGTTCTTGGCTATGGCCGAGAGCCTCGTGTTACTATCGAGCAAACCGATCCACTGCCGATTCAGATTAACGGCATCGTAGCGGAGTTAATGGTCTAATGTGGCAACTTGCATTTGCAGCTATATCCGCAGGCGGTCAGCTTATGGCGGGCAAGGCATCCCGCGATGCAGCCCGCTTGACTGCTTACAACATCGAGACTGAAAAGATTGCCAATAGTGCAATGGCTACTCAACAAGCCAATGCTCGACGCGAAGAATATGACTTAGCTACTTCTGCCAACCTTGCTCAGTTTGCTGCGCAAGGCCGTGACATTGGTTCGGACCGTAGCGTTCAAGCTTTCCTTGAGCGGCAGAAGGAAATCGTTGGGAAGGATATTGGTCGCATTGGCACTCAGGTTCAGATGGAGAACTTGAAGCTAGGCTCTGAAGCTGCACAAGAAAGACTGCGTGGCAGCACGGCTTATACATCGTCTGTCTTCAGTGCTATCGGCACGATTGGTGAAGGCATCCAGCGTTATCAGCAGACTAGGACTTAACAATGGCAATCATTCGTCAGCGCACCCAAGTATTTAATCAGCCTGTCGGTGTGGTTCGCGCTGCGTCCACTGCCCAGATTGGCGAGACTATTGCCAACATAGCGGGCCGCGCTGCGGACATTGCCTATCGTGAAGCTGCGATAAAGGCCGAGGAGACTGGCCAGAAGGCTGCTCTAGCGCGTCCTACAAGCGACATCGTTACGATTGACCCTGAGACTGGAGAGCCAGTTGGCTACGCCGTTCCGAAGAGTTACGGGTCTATTGCTGCGCGTTCTTACCAGAACATGATTGACCGCCGCTTTGAAGAGTCGGTCATTGATGAAATGAAATCGCGCGGTGCTGAAATTGCCGCCAACTCGGTTAGCGCAGATCAATATAAAGAGCGCATGGCCAACTACATCCAGTCGATGCACGGCAATGCGACAGACGACAAGGGTGAAGAAAGTTACTATGTCCGCTTTCTCAAAGAGACTGGCGAGAAATACTTAGCTTCTACTTATACCAGCCTGCGCAACAAAGAGGTTGCCGCTGCTCGTGCTGCTCTTGTTCGTCAACAACAGATTGCTGGATACCAAGCTGGCGTTGAGACAGCAAAGCTGATTGCCGCTGGTGGCAATGCAGAAGAAATCTCAATGCGCAATGCTGCTGAGCGTGCGCGTTACAATGAACTGTTTCAAACAAAGAGCATTACTTTTGCTAGCTGGAAGTCCGCTATGGAGCGGATTGATGGCCTGGAGGGAATGAACTCTAGCAATCAGCTTGCTCGTGTTTACGCAAAACTCAATGAGAAGCAGCGGGCAGAAGTTGATCTTGCTATTCAAAACCCAGAACTAGCAACAGCAACGGGTATGCGTATTGGTATCGCTGATCTTCCCAAGCATATCATTAATGCAAAGATTGGATCGTCTACATCGAGCGTATTGGCTGGCCTTAAATCAATCGGGGAAAGCGCAGACGCGGTAATTGACACGTCTGTTGATGCGTTGGTTGCAAGCCATGCTTCTACAATTGGGCCAAACACTGTGGCCTCTGACATTGAAGACATGGTTATTGCTGAGCCGAATGATACTATTCGGGAATTGGCTAAGTCAGAACTTCAAGCGCAGTTTCTGCAAGTGCAGTTAGATGGCGCTGCTATTAACGCTACTGATCTTGATAGGTTCTCGAATGAACTTCAGAGCGCAGTGCCAAACCTAAACGTAATTGCTGAAATTGTGGGTGGTCAGCGCGGTCAAGAAGTTAAGACCTTGATCCAAGGCATGACCATGGACCAGCGTGCGCAACTTGCTAAAAATCTATCTGACCGTCGCGCTGAGTTTGCCCGCCTTGAGAATGTTGAGGAAGCGCAGACCGAACAAACTTTCCGCACTCAAACCCGTCAGCTTGAGAACTCGACCGATCTCCTTGGCGACTACGACAAGCTAGCCTCTAGCATTGAGGCTTCTGGTTTGGCTAACACAGATACGCTTCTATCCAACTTGCGTGAGAAGTTTGCTGTCGAGGCTATGCAGCAGTCCGGTGATTACCAGATTGAATCGCTTGATCGCTATCGCGTTATCACAAGCAACTTGGACAATGATAACTTCCAGCCACAAAATGCCAATGAGCGTGCTGTATGGAACCTTCTGCGCAAATCCTATGACGCAGTGCCGACCTCGACCAATCGCTTTATCAGCGACCGTATTTCCAACTGGGAAGACCGCAACAAGATCGTGGCTGAATCTGTGTTTGTATCGAGCATGGAAGCAAGCATGGTTGCTGGGCAGTCAATCAACACGGCTGACCTAGAAGAATTAGACAAGGCTATTGTTGGTGATCGAGTAATCAATGCCCTTAACATGCAGACTATTCCAATGATCCAGAGATCAATTGATCTTGGGTATGTGCTGCCAAGTGTTAGCCGGGCATTGGCTGCTGCTACAACCAGCATGAACGCAGAAGAAGTGCGCGCTGCTGTCAGTGTGTTTGAGCGCCTGTCCAGCATCGAGGGTGAACAGGATGGCAATCGGGTTGTCATTGACCGGATGCGCGATGCCTTGGGCGAACGCACCTATGCGCTTTATTCTGCTGCTAGCTTCATTGCCCGTGAGGAAAATGAAGAGCCAGCCTTTGTTATGGCCCAGCTACGCGCCTATGAAGGCGATATAGACGCGGACATTAAGGCTGACCTTGAACTACCGAAGAGCGCCTCTCTGCGGACTTCTTTGGACACTCAGCCAATGAGCAGTAACTACAAGGCAGAAATCTTAAACACCATGCGCATTATGAAAGCGCGCGGTCAAAAGATTACTGAGGATACGGTTAGCAGTATCATTGAGCGTTACACTAAAAGCATGGCTAAGGATGAAGCTGTGCTTGGTCCATACATTGGCGACCAGACTGTTTATGCTCGTCGGAACTACCTATCGCAGCGTGAAATCTTACAGAACCGCGATGCACTGACAGATGCGATTGCTCAGTCCGACCAATTACAAAGCCTTCTGCGCGGCGGCACAACGGCTGATGCCATGATTGAAATGCTGGTTCCAAACATTGCACGTAATTCTCGTCTTGTGTTTCAGTCTATCTTTGGCGGCATGGAAGCCGCAGAAGAAGAACTCGATGCCAAGCGGATTGCCAACAATCTAAAAGCTATTGGAACCGAGTTAAAGTATCAGCCGATAGTCAGCAGCTTTAACAACGGCACTCCTGCTTGGACTGTTGGCTACACCAATGACTATGGTGCTTTCGAGCCAATCATTATCAATGATACGCCTTGGGTTCTGCGCAAAGATATTGGCCCAAGCCGTGATCGTTCGGACATGCTGTTCCAGAGCAAACAGGAATTGGTAACGGCACTGAATGCCAATGCACCGAAGGAAGACACCTCGCGTCTAATGCTCAAACAGCTTGCGTCTACGCCACACATGAGCGCAGATACAATCCAGCAGATGCCTGAGTTTAGCGAGATCAAGCGTGTGCTTGGGAATGACTGGCTGAATGTCTACGAAGACTTCCGCCGCCAGTATGAGGAACTACCGGAATGAAGATAACAGTCCCTGACGCAAAGCCGTTCAAGATTGGAATGCTTCCGCCCAGTGATGTTACTCCAACTTTCGGTCAAACAGGCAACGCTCAATACAGTCAGACCTTCGGCCCCATTGCCGAGGGTTTGAAGTTTTACACCAGCGAAGGAACGTATGACCCTGATGCGGTCAATCGCGTTGAGAACTACATCGAGGGCACTACGCTTACTGATCGTGAGACACGCTACCTGCGCGCTTACGGCATTGGTTCCGCTGATAACTTTACTTCTGCGCTAAGTCATCTTGAGAAACGGAAGCAGAATGAAGATGTGATCTCTCGTTCTTCTGGGCTTAACCTCTTTGTCACTGACCCCGGCCTTAATGCTTCTGTATTTCTTCCCGGTGCTATTGCGGCTGGTGCCTCTCGCCTAAACAAAATGATGTCAACTTCGATGTTCAATCGGGTTTCTTTCCCAAGAGAACTTCTTTCCGCCCGCCAGATGATGCGCACTGAAGGTGTTAGCGCACAGCAGCTAGCAAAGATTGGTGCAATTGAAGGCGGCTTGGTTGATGGCTCGTTGTCGATGGGCCAAGCATTGAGCGAACTGAATATCTCTGATGATCCAGTTGAGGATTTTATCAACGCTTCACTCTACAGCATGGGCATGACCATGGTTGGTGGCGCTCTTGGCTACACCTTGGGCGCTGTTGTTGGCGCTCCTCTGCGTGAAGCCGAGCGTATGCAGCAATTTGGCACTAACTATAAGACTTACCTAAACTCTATTGCTGACTCGCCAAAGCAGACTGGCGGCGATCTATCTTTCTCTGGCTCTTGGTTTACCAACACTCCGTTTATGAAGTTTGTCCCAACGCCAGTGCGCACTGAAATCCAAGACCCAGACATCCCTGATTATGCCAAAGAGCAGATGCTTGGGGTTGGTGGCGACAACGGAATGCTCTTTGCTGCCAACGAGATTGGCAAGTCGATTGGCAACTCTGTGTTTATTGAAGCTGGTCGTCGTCAAGGTGACTGGTTCAAAGCACTAGATGTAATCGATCAGAACTATCGTGAGGTCAGTCCGCGCGGCAACGCTACCTTCTTCAATGTGCCAGTTGGTTCTTACGTTGAAGCTGTGCGCAAGAAACTGGGCAAGGACAGCTTCTCGCCGGGTGACTGGTATGAGCACATTGGCGATCTGTATGTTCGTGAGGTGCCGTATGAAAAGATGTCACCGCAAGAAGCGGCATCTGTTCAGGCAATAGAACGGTTCTTTATGCAGTATGAAAAAGAACTGACTGATGTTGGTTTGATTAAGTCTAAAGACTTCTTTACTGAGAACTACCTGACGACTGCTGGCCGCCAAGGTCAGATGGTTAGCATAACCAACAGCATCATTGCGCAGAACAAACGCTGGATGGGCGCTGAGATTGAAAAGCTGAACGCTAAGATTCTGCCAAAGCGCGAGACACTAGCCAAGCTGGACAATGAGTCAGTCCAGCGCGGCTTGACTGCAAAACAGATCGACCTTCAAAGCAAACTTCGGGAAGAAATTAGCACGCTCGATGAGCGCATTCTCAAGTTTGAGGATATGTTCGAGAAGATTAATCGTGCCGAAAGCGTAGAAGAACTGGCTGGTTTGTATAATCAGCTAGACCTGACGCCTCCAATGCGTGAGGCTCTGAGTGATCTAGGCAAGGCCATGGATGAAACCCGCGCCAAGATTGATAACTTCATGGAGGCTATCAACTACGCCAAGGGTAAAGGCGAAGCGCCTCGCAAGCGTTACTTCCCCCGTTTCTTTAACCGCCGCAAGATCGAGGAAGATCGGATTGGCTTTAAAGGCATTTTGATTTCTTGGTATCGCCAGAACCCAGAGCGGTATGTGCCACAGAAAGACGGTTCAGTTAAGCTGGTGAAGATGCCGACTGACCCTGAGTCGCTCTCTAAGCGCGCAGATGAAACAATCGAAAACATTCTAGGCGAAACTGATGAAGATGCAGTCGATGCAATCTTCACTGGCTTTGGCCGCTCGTCTTCTTTGCTGTCTCGCCGCCTTGACATTCCTAATGAATTGGTTGCCGACTACATCATCAAGGATGCCAAGGAAGTAATGATTGCCTACACCAGCCGGGCTGCGCCTAAGCTGGAGTTTCACAAGCGTGTTCGCCACCCTGAAACTGGCAAGCTGATTACCTTCGAAGATCATTTAGTTCTAACGCGCAATCGTATGCTTGAGGATGGTGTTCCAGAGAAGAAGGTTGACCGCTTCATTAAGAACTATGTGGCTGTTTACGATCAGGTTGTTGGCACCAATCGCAAGCGTCCTGATGCGCTAGACACTCGTGCTGCTGATGTTCTTCGCACCGCTACTAGCTGGACATTCCTTGGTGGCTCTGGCTTGGCTGCACTTGGTGACGCTGCTTCATTGTTTATGGACCATGAACTCAAGGCTATTGGCTCTGGGTTCCTTGGGCTGATGGACGATGTATCTCTTGGCATGGCCAAGAGGGAACTGAACTTGGCTGGTGAGGCGCTTGAGATCGTGATGGGCACCACCCATCTGCGCTACCTTGAGAGCCTAACCAACGATATGTTTAGCAAGGGCATTCCAGATAAGCTGAACAACGCCTTCTATACTTTGAACGGCTTGGGGCCAGTTACCATTGCTATGAAGTCGATGGATGCTCTTCTTCGCGGGCACACTATCCTTGATGCGTCTGAGAAGTTTCTTGCTGGCAAGGCTACTAAGTTTGAGCGTGACTTCCTTGCGCGCTACAACATCAGCGAAGACATGATGCGCCGCTTTGCTGAGATGCCAACAGAGAAAAGCCAAGGTGGTTTGCGTTTGCCTAACACTGAGAAGTGGGCTGACGAAGAAGCGGTAATTGCTTTCCGCAATGCGCTTCGTTCTGGGGTAATGAACCGGGTTATTATGGGCACGCCTGCTGACAAGCCAATTGTCATGGGCGGTGTGGCTTACATTCCTGACAGCGTAGCGCGTCTGCTTCCGTTTAGCTTGCCTA